TTAGATAAATCATCGGTTATGGTTGCATTGGTAATTTTTAATTTACTTCTTTTCGCATACGACACATTATTTTCATCTACTATAGTATGACCGGAACTTCCACCACTTGGTTCGTCCCACGTTAAGTCATCCTTTAAATACTTTCCAGTTGATGTACTCGGAGGTGCAATTCTACTATCTATAAGGTCCCATGTATTATTATTTACACTTATAGCTTCCACTTGAGAATTTGGCATTTGCTTCACCTCCCTACGCTATTCTATTAATTGACAAGTTACCGTTTTCGAGGACTATAAGCGGGGCTGGAGTGCCTGTGGGGTCGTCCACTAAACCTGATACAGCCAATATTGATACATTCTCGCAACCGCAAATGCGCGGTATAGAGACTATCTTGCTTATGCCTACGAAGTTATACTCATCTACTGCTGCTGGGGTTACAATTGCCCTTGTAGATATAATTGGGTTACCATCTACTGCAAGGGCTACGGCGATGGGTCCTGCTGTACCACCTGTCGGAAGTGCAATATTCCCATCAAATCTAAACTGATACTGCGCCTGTGCATTAGGGCAGTTACATTTCACATTTCTACCATTAAGAATAAAAATCCCGGTCTCATCTTCGTGATATATGTCACGACTGTTGCCGGGGGTAGAAGCATTAAATATAATCGGCTGGTTAAGCGCAACCGACTGCTGTGGTGCTACATATTCTTTTGCCATGATAGGTTCTCCTTTCTTGGAATATCCTCGTATGAGGTTTTCTTTGGAGTTTATCTCCTTCCTCCTCCATAAATCAGAGGATATAATTGATTGGCTTGTTGAACAGCGTTGTTATACTGCTCTTGTGATATCTGTCCACTCTGTAACATCCCTTGAACCATCTGCTGAGGGTTTCCTTGGAAGTTATTACGGAACTGTTGAAATTGTTGAATAAGCTGGAAAGGACCTCCCTGAGAGTTATTTTGCATCATTGCCATTTCCTCCCTTCTTATTGCCCTTATTCATATTCGCAAGTTCATTCCTAAGAGCGGACAACTGGTCTTTAATTGAAGTCATATCTTCCTTAGTAGCGTAGTTGCTCATATCATGGGCTTGTACGTCCACTACTTCACTTTTATTAGACTGCTGATTGCTCTGGTTACGATAACTGTAGTCCAGAGGCTCAATGCTAGGTCTGCCTGAAGCATCTGTTGACTTCAAATAAATGGTCTGTGCATCAGAATCCCATAGCGGCGTAATGGTATTAGGCGGTTGCTGGAATGCCTTAGCTCCCTCTATACCCTGTACCCACTGCATGTTAGTGTTAGGCTGCTGGTTATTCTGCTGAGGAATATAATTAGGTTGCATGCCGTTAAACCCGTTGCTATAACCATTCTGATACTGATTTGCTCCCATGCTATTACCATATGTAGCAGGGAAATAATTGTTGTAATTATAACCCATCTGTTTCCTCCTTTGGCTTATGCCAGTAATATATTGCTATTTCATTACCCGAATTCCATGAGTCATACCAATCACCGTCAACTATTGTTACGACGTGACCTCCTGTTCCAACCACATACGTCCCAGTCTGGTGATCTTTCGCGAACTGTTCAATAGTATAACAGTCTGGACAAGTGTTCGGTACAATATACTTATTAAACCCATTCTGACGGAGCACCGAGCCCCATACAGCATCGGCACTAGGCATGTCACACATAGAAAAAGCGTTCCTAACAAGTGTCAAGAACGCCTTTTCCCAATCCATATCCAATGCTTTAGTTATCGCCCGAACAGAACAATCACCCACATTCCTAGCAGCAGGATTCGGGTTGTAATCTTTCCACATGGCGAATCTCCTATTTATAAATATGATTTTCAACCTCGGTTACTCTCCTCTCAATTGAAAGGAGTTTTTCGTCTATAGCAGTCATATGAGTTTGCAGCTGCATCATGTCTTTATTCATGGTCTTGATATCTGTACGCGTCTCACTGGTAGTCGTACATACTGTATCCAGCTTGACGTTCATCTTAATAATAGATTCCTTAAGAGAGTCAAACCGGTTATCCTCCCGCTCAACCTCAGACACCAAGTCCTTTTTAGCTGAGCGGTTGGTGTTAATAACCGTAAATATAAGTGCTGCAAATGCTATAGCGATTGTCGCAATAGTCGCAATGGTGTTCGGATTAATTTCCATCACATCGTATTCAGCTTATTGATAAGCCTCTGGAAGTCCTGACGTGATGCTTCATCCGGGGCTTCTTCCATGAGCTCCATAAGCTGGTCGGCCATTTCTCTCGGAGTATGGTAAGAGTTATTGTTAGAATATCTTCCCATAGAGTCACGTTTATAGCTCAGCCTCATATGAGGCGTTCTATATGAGTTACCCCTTGAGCTGTATTCTTCCTCTTCCAAACTCTCGATGACCTTACATACATTTTTAGTTGCATGAGCTAGCATATCTATCTCACAAAGGTTCTTCTTATCGATTCTGCCTCTTGAATACTGCGCCAGCTCGTCTACCAAGGCTTCTTTAAGCTCGTAAAGTTCTTTCATAGGTCACCCCCTCCTTTACGACCAGCAACCATTATTGCATCCACAGTTATAGGGTGCGGGTACGGTAAATGCCGGTATAGGAGTAGGATTAAGAATCTGAGTCTGTGCTGCATTATCTGCAAGTACACGACCGACCGCATTGTTAACAGCAGCATTCGTATTAAGAGCATCGATCTGCGAACGGAGCTGAGAAATAATATCATCCTTAGCAGTTACCTGAGCTCTTACACCATCAAGTTCAAGCTGGCAAAGTTTATCCATCATAGCCTGATGGTTGCGGTTATCGTTATCTATAATGTCACGAGTGTTGTTAGCTGCCTCGTATCTATCTGCGCAATTCTCTGTAGCAATAGCGTACTTCAGGTCAGCAGAAGCCAATCTGTTCTCGCAGCAGCAGTTAGAGAACTGGCTCATCATGTTGTAGAATGCCGAATTCGTATTAGATGTTATATCTGCGAAGCCATTGCAGAGCTGCTGAGAAATTCCGTTTACTCCAGTCTGAATAGCTGAGATATTGTTGTTAATCATCTGGTCACGGAAACCGTCACTAATCTGATCTGCGTTGTTCATCCAAGGATATAATGCATTGAAGTTAGCACCCTGTCCGTTACTCCAACCATTATTTCCCCAAAGAAGGAATAACAATATAATCCACCATCCGTCATTGCCGAAGAATCCAGAATTAGAACCATAGCCGTTCATCGGAGCAACTGGCATTACCATGTTGTCATTTGCATTGTCATACATAATTAATTACCTCCTAGAAACATTTTTGAAAAATCCCACCCGGGGAATTTTTGGAATTTGAAAACGAGATTTTATCAGAAAAAGGATGTTTCAAAACCTCCGGACAGGTTTTCCATTTTGAATTATTACACCGTATGCGGAGTTGCAGTACCAGTTACGCTGATCGGCATATTCTCTGTTCCTGTAAATGTAGCAGTATCCGGAACTGTTACAGAACCAGTCTGAGCCTCGCCCTGTGCAGTAACAACTGTAGTCTCCTTAGAAGTCGGAAGAGATACGGCTGTCGGCACATTTGCTGTAAAGCTATCAGAGCCCTGAGTAAAGCTATCTGTACCCTGAGTAAATCCAAGGGTAAGAACTCCATCTGTTACGGTAGCGGTAAACTCGTCAGTACCCTGTGTAAAGCTGTCTTCACCCTGAGTAAAGCTAGCCGCAGAACCAGCCGTTACGGAACCCGCATCATTGAACTCCTTGATATTAGAAGTCGTCGCATTGCCGATGCCAGTTACAACAGACTGAGCAGTTCCGCCAGAAAGAGATACTGTACCAGCCGGTGTGAATGTACCAGAAGCTGTTACATCACCCTGATCTACGAATGCAAAGTCGCCGAAGTTATTCTTACCAAGTGACTGCCATGCTGTTCCATCGAATGCGAACTCTTCTCCTGAATACTGAGCTACATCGCCCTGTACAGCTGTCTTAGACTCGCCATTGATCGTAATCGGGTTTGTGGTTGCTCCATCGGTAAGCTCGGTGGTAGTAACACCGATCCACTTAAGAGCATTTCCGAGAGCATCTATGAGACTTCTAGCACCTGCATCATAGATATCATAAGTAGTACCATTGGGTAATGTGATCTTATAAAGATCTGTTGCTGTTCTTGCCATGATTATTTCCTCCTTAAATCATGAAAATATAATGTTAAATAGTTACTCGTCGGTTCTGGTGAATATAAGGTTACCATCGCTTACAGCAAGGTCTAAATCACCTTCACCGCCTCCACCCGAGCTAACGGGTTTTTGTTTATACCATGAAGACGTTTTGGTATCATAACGATACCTGTCACTGGTATCCATCTCATAAAAAACGGACCCTGTAGCAAGTACTAAGGATCCGAATTTCTTAATGGGTTTTGTGTCTGTGGATAAACCCCACAGAGTTGCTTTAGGTTTAAAGTCGTCATCTTCATACATACGGAACTTCTGCTTGTGCCATTCTTGATTAGCCTCGTCATATCTGTAAATATAACTCGTATCATTCTCGTGGTATGTCGATGCGTTCGCTAATAACAAAGAGCCGTATTTGTACACCGGCTTAATATTGGAGGACATCCCCCAAATATCTACAACAGGTTTACGGTCATCCTTTGCAGAACCTTCTACTGTAATCATTGTGTCTGTCCTCCTAACTATTTGTAATATTGAATGATAATGTTTTGGTTTCGGAATTGTAGCTTGTAGTTACTTGTGTTCCAGCTTCTCCTTGAGGGCCTTGTGGACCTGTTTCACCGGTCAAGCCTCTAGGAATATAAAGATGGTAAATAGGGTCTGTAGTGGTTCCTGAGTTTGAAATATAAGGTATAGCATCTGGAGCAAGCATGGTAATATCTGCTATCTCTATCGAAACTGCAGCATCTCCCTTGTCGCCTTGGATACCTTGCGGGCCTTGAGGACCTGTATCTCCAGTATCACCTTTATCACCTTTAGCACCTTTTGGTAAGCTGAAATGTAATATAATGTCTGTGTTTGTGCCGACGTTCTCTACATCCGGGTCTTCTCCCGGTTCAAGAATTGTAGGAGAGTCTACATCGAACGTAAGAGCAGTATCGCCCTTGTCTCCTTTCGGACCTTGAGGACCTGTCTCTCCGGTATCACCTTTTTCTCCTTGAATACCTTGAGGACCTGTCTCTCCGGTATCACCTTTTTCTCCCTTATCACCTTTTTCGCCTTGAATACCCTGCTCACCTTGAGGTCCCTGCGGTCCAACGTCTCCAGTATCGCCCTTATCGCCTTTTTCGCCTTGGATGCCCTGAATTCCCTGTATACCTTGCTCGCCTTGAGGACCGGTGGCACCTGTAGCTCCGACTGGGACATATAAGTGCCATACAGGGTCGGTGTTAGAGCCCGTATTAGTAATATAAGGGGTAGCTCCCTCTGCAAGCATAGTAACATCTGTCATAGTTACTGTGATGCTGGCGTCTACCCCGGAATCTACGAACTCATCATTATCGGCATCGTAAATATACCAGTTGCCATTAGCACCAATATAAGGAGGGTGTTGAGTCCACTCTTCAGCTTTTCTAACCAGCTCCACAGCTTCCGGTATCTCATCTGCTAGGTAGTTCAGGTCTTCTATTTCTTTGATGACATCTTTGGAAACTATTGTCTCTTGGTCCAAAGCAGCTCTCTCTACGTTAAGAATGAAGTTGGCTGAGTTAACCTCTTTACCATTGCATATCAGTACTATCTCGAACTCGTTACGTCCTGCTATAGCTGTTAATTGCTTATCCCCGGTAACTGTTACCCGAGTACCAGAGATTGATGCATCTGCTGAGTATCCATGGCCGCTACGTTTTGTGCCTCGTATCTCTGCTGTCGTACCGGACTGAATGTTGAGTGTCCCATCTGACATGTAGAGGTCAAATATAATAGTGAAGTCCTCGTCATACTGGCTTAGGTTAACTACTGTCATAGCTCGCCCGGCGGTCATGTCAAGTTTTCTTGTAATAGTTACCATGACTTACCTCCTTAAGATTTCTTAGGCTCGTCGTATTTTAAGGCTTGTTCAGAGTCAGATATACCATATGTTGTTGGGTCATTGCTAATACCTAACACACCGAGCAGTAAGAATATAACTGAGATGATATTGAGGATTTTCTCCTGTATCTCCGTGAAGTCTACATTCCATCCGAACAGCTCAAAGATGTTAGAAATCAGCAATAATATAATTGGTACGAGCGTGACCCAAAATGTCTTATTTCTTACTCGTACATCCCAGTTTATCCTCATCCGAATATCTCCTGATAAATCTCATCACAGTAGTCAGAGTAGTCCTTGTCTACCTCAGCCTTGTGAGCCTTATAGATATCCATGGCTTCTTTACGGATTGAGTTGTTCGTGCTGAAATCACCATTTGAGCTATAGCTGGCACTCATGTACATTACAATCGTGTTGTCTATAGTCGACGTGGCATTGAAGTTACGTGATTCTGTTCTATTGGCTATCACGATTAAGCACCTCCTTTAGTTGTGTTGTGAAAACTCATTTTTGCAACCTGTAAGGAGAGTTTTGGCGGTTAGCCTATAATCTCCTTTAATTGTTGTTTTAGTATTTCCAATTCCCCACGAAGAGAAATGGTTTCTTGTTTTAGAGATTCAATTTCTCGTTGTTGTTTTTGAATCATTTGAATATGAAGAGCGTGAAGATTTTCTTTATCGACTGTAAGAACTCGACCATCTTTACCAACATAAAAATCCTCATTAGAACCTTCTTCTGGTTTTTGAGGATCTAAAAGCGTAGTATGGTATAACAATATGCCCTCTTCCTCACATATTTGCTGTAGCTCTTGAGCTATTATTCCAAATTGAGTAAGACCATTGGTATAGGGCAAGTTATACCATTTATAATTGAACTCTACAGGTCTAAGTCGCATATAAACTTTGGTGAAATCTCTAAGATCGACTATGTTTTCCTTAAGTCGAGCATCAGATAAATTCATAGAATTACGGTTAGTTGTTACAGTGGTCGTATTCGTTTGTTCTTTTAATCCAGTTGTATATACATGGGTATTTGAGCTATATGTATTTTGTGATGACCCATTATTGGTAGTTACGCCTGAAATCTTGCTATTAGCTGCATTTAAAGCGTTTTGAGCTGTGCTACTAACGGAATTTAACTCTGTAGTAGTGGCATAGCCAGATAAAGATGGAATGTCATTTTTTGTTGCTATTTCATTACCGTTATAATATGCCTTGTTCGTAGTCGTTAAGTTTATAGCGTATCCCTTAATATACCATCCACTATTCGTTTCAAGATATCCACTATATTGAGTCTTTATTTTAAAATAACTTACGAAAGAACCATTATCAAAACTATATATAGTAGCAGCTCTAGTATTATTACCATATATTCTAATTTCGCCGTTTTCGATTTCTACTCTACTTTTAATATTGGATGATTCTTCAGTATTGTAAGCGTCGTTTGTAATTAATTTTTTCACAACCAAATCGTCAACATTAATCCTAGAAGCACTTATCTGACCAGTCGTAATATTATCGCCATTAATAACTGTGCTGCCGCTACTAGCCAATGAGCTAAACGTTACTACACCATTCATCTGAATAGTTCCGGAATCAGAGTCTATCTCTTCGCCATCTTCATTCTTTACTGAAATGGTTATACCAGCTGAAGAATAGTTATTGGATACAGAAAGGTCTATGCTAGTCGGCATCATATCAAGTCTTGACTTACCACCAATCTCAGAGCTATCCCATACCTCTTGCACAATCTCATCCGCTGTAATCTGTAGTTTGGCTATACTTTCTTCGTCACCGCTAATCCTAGTAGCCTGAGCGATAATCTCCTGACTCGTTCTAGCTATCTCCGTGCTAAAGTACTCATTAGTCTCAGCAATATACTCTTCGGTCTTGCCCATCCACTGCTCTATATCTTCCACTATTACGTCTTTCAAATCCCGCTCTCGTAAATCACCGAGAGTCATGGACGTATAGCGGTCAACTAGCGAATCCCAGTTTTCATTTTGAATTCTCTTAGTCACGTTCACTCCGAGGTCTGGATACACTACCGTAACCGAGTCCCCAATGTCCAGCAACTGCAAAGGAGCTACATCTTTGTACTCCTCTGTCTTCCATAAATCTATAAAACTGACATTTACATTCTCCTTGCTGAGCCATACCTCATCTCGAGACATCTTCTCCTTAACCCAACTATCAGCATTCTCAGGTGTTGGTATCTGAGTAGGATTCTGATTATCGAGGTAGCTGCCGTATGTTTCGTCACTGGAAAGATCCACCATGGTTATCTCTCCGAACGAATCATCGGTATCTACATGTCCTGATGGGGCTACAGCACCTATGATAGTTGTTGCGGTACGACTTCCACTATAATAAGGAACAGCATACTCATAAGATTCCTCATGGTCAGTCTCATAAGTCATATCTGTCATCTGCTTACCATAGCGTATTTGGATGTCTGTATCAGTTCCAACGTAATGCTCTACATCAACTGTCATACCGTCGAACGTCAGCTCAAATTGTGTGTTATCCTCTTCTTTAACGCCAAAAATACCGCTTATACTGTCCTCATCCGTTCCTGTTAAGAAGTCTTGAACTGTTAGCGGTTTCTTAATCTCCCAATAATAGGTCTCCGTGCTGCTATCGTAACCATTACCCCAGCCGTTCTTCATATACCATGTCTCTGTATACGGGTCGAACGCACTACCAGCCACAGGAGAAGTTATGTTAGACACAAATGTAAACTTCCTGTTCTTCTCCGGCTGAATATAATTGTTTAGCTTGCTTAGGGTGGTCTGAAGTGACTCGCCTTGATAAATTCTCAACCTTGTACCGGGTTCCATCTCTGAGGTCCCCATATACGGTCTTATAAGAGTCTTCTTCAAAATATAACTAATATGGTTGGCTGTAATGCTTACCCTGCCGTTGATAGGTTTACTTATCTTGCTTATCCTAAATGGCTGTGGGTTACTCTTGTGGCTAACTGATGCTACAATATAATTCTTCTCAACCAGATTGTCGTAGAATACACCATCAACCGGATACTCCATGCTGAGGTCATACTGTCCGCCATCAAGAGACTTCGTAACACTACAGCTGATAGCATCACTTAATCTGCCTAGACCATTTGAGGCGAATGCACGAGACCCTTTGTTAGGTTCTGACTTGTCAAATATAATAGGTATCATACGCACCACCACCTTGGAATGATTTCAATTCTGGTAGCGCTATGAGTCACTGTGCTAGTACCCGGTGGTATAGTCCAGAAATCACCGCTAGAGAGCGTTATAGTGCTATTTGCATCTTTGTGCTCTCCACCAGAAATATAATAGGCACTCTGTATCTCACAATCTATATATGTCGGGTTATAGTTGGTTTCAACATAAATACTCTTACCGCCTATGTTGACATTCCCGGTTCCGTATACCATGACTAGAGGCTTAGCATCGAACTGAGTCGGGTTAGTGATCATAGCTCCGGATGCCATAGCGATAGCCGTCTCACCTGACTGTAAATATCTTTGAGGATACATGGTCAAGTTCAACTCTAGACTACAGTAAGCATTTAAGTAGCCTCCGACAGATGGTTCCATGGCTCCGCTGATACTAGCCATACGGTACTCGTCAGGATGATGAGAGTCATACAACTTCTGAGCACCGCGTAAAGCTAATACCTTGTTTTTGAAGTCTTCGAATTCTAAAATATCTTCAAAGAACATCGCATACTTGATTGTGACGTCTTTAAAACGCCCATTATCAAAAGTAAGGTCCCCGTTCCTTCCCGGAATAGAGACCTTTTCTACATCGCGTTCAGGAGCGCCAAATGACTCCGAACCGTTACATATACACTTGTAATCGGCAGTTGATACGCCACCAAATGAAATATAATGACGAATCTTGCCGTCCGGTGTTGTTACCATCCAGCTCTCCTCCTTACTATGTTGTTGGCAATGGTGTTCTCCACATGAGTAGAAATCTTATCGCCGTCAAGATATACATCTGTAGCTGCATCCGGTAAATATGTGCCAAGGAGGGTTTCTATATTTGTTAATCTCTCTCCATAGCTCTCCATTCCGGTTATAGCTGTAGTTAAGTTATTTAGTGAGTCGTTAAGTGTAGTCAAAGCATTGATGTCTGATACATTATCGAAGCTCAGGGACTGTACCGCCAATTTCTTAGCGTTAATCATCTCGTCAATGGCTGCGAGTCCTGTAGCAGCTGCATCTGGGTCAAATATCGGTTGGATACCGAGATCAAGATTAGCTGAATCTGACATGGCTTGAGCTTGATCTATAGTCTGACCTATCATAGTTGTAACCGCCTCACTAGCTATGTAAGCATGATCGATGAATGAGTTAGCGAAACCAAGTACCGCGTAAGTAGCAATATCATACATAACTCTAGACGGCGAGTGAATGCCTAAAATGCTTCGAACCTGTGGAGGTATAACACTAACCAATGCCGTAACTGAAGACCTTACTTTAGTCTTAGCCTTATTAGAGCTTAAAGCTTCAGCCAAGCCATCTACACAGCTATTGCCCATTGACTTGAAGCTAGAGGTGAGCTCGTTGGTAAGTCCATTCTTAGACGGATCTACACTATCCTTAATGGCACCAACTATAGTATTACTTGACTTCTTAGTTCCTGTCGTGGCAGCTTCTTCAGTACCCATGATAATCTCTTCAACGCCCTTAACCGCAGTATACTTACCATCATAGAGCATCTGCTTATCCGGCACTATTATCTCACGCCACTGACCCATCATGAGTACCATAGCCTTGTACATGGTCTTTTGAGTTTCGCTACTAGACAGACCAAGTGATGGAATGTCAATTACATCCTTCACCACTTTCTCAACCGCATCTCTTACCTCTTTAACACCGGATATTACTCCGCCAGTAAGAGCCTCACCTAATTCTTTGCCTGCTTGAGTATAGAGCTCCTTCTCTGACCTAACGTTCTTAGCTACATTAGTAACACCATTCTCAACAGCCTCGTTGAATGCCGACTGAGCCTTCTGCCAAGCACCAGCAGCATCTACATAGTACTTGTTAATCTCAGCTACCTCAGACTTGCTCATATCAGCATACATACCGGCAATATCACCGGCAGCATCATAGCCTTGATCCATAAGCTCCTTTATGAGGTCGGCAGAGAATCCCTTATCAGCCATTGTTTTAAGATCATTATAGAACTGAGTCTGTTTCTTCTTCTGTTCCTTAAGATCTATGAATAAGTTATCTTTTGTAATCTTTCTCTCTGCCTCGGCATATTCATTAAGCTCTTTAATATCTTTCTTGCTCATGGTAAGTATCTCACGAATATACTCAAGCCCATCTACACCCATCTCTTTGATTTTGCTGATTATACTTTCATCAAGAGCAATTCCTTGAGTATAGGTCTTATCCATAATCTTAGAAACACCCTGATAATATTCCTGCCAATCTGAGATGTTTGAGCGAGTAGAATTAAGTAATGAGTTCGCGTTCTCAAATTTCTGAGCCCTATATAGTTTGTTAATCTCATTTATCTTGCCTTGGTTCATGAGCTCGACAATGGCTTCAACCTTGTCATAAGACTCTAAACCGGCTTCCTGAAGTTCCTTAATCATTCCTCTATTGAGTCCTGCATTCTCCAGTTTGTTGAGATTAGCAATCCATTCAGAATACTTCGTCTCCTCATCCTGCATAGCTGCAAGGTACTCTCTAGCATTAATCTTAACCTGCTTAGAATATAAGTCATTTGCAGCCTTTACCATCTCCTTATCGTCTACTGAATTAGCAAACTTAGCGACTGTATCAGCTGCTTCGATTCCCATTTCTTTCAGGTACTTAACAAATTTCTTAGAGTAACCAGATTTCTCAAGTTTCTCTAAGTCATCATAGTAATCTGCATAAGCCTGTAAATTATCGTTCATGTTATCGACGATAGACTCGGTCTCTTTGCCCATAACATAATTGAACTTTTCTGATAATCTCTGGGCATCTGATGAATCCATTGAGAGTAGTGCCTCTACATAGTCAGCTCCATCAACACCCATATTCTTTACATTCTTTATAAACTCTTCACCAAGCACACTTCCGTACTTCTTCGTTAAAAGGTCGAGATTATTTTTCCATTTTGAATAATTGTCAATCTGGTCCTCGATACTATCGAAGTAGTCTTCAATTGCATACTTAGCTTCTTCTGCATAGTAGTTTCTAGCCCTTACAAGTTCTGCAGTGGACATATTAACGAACATCTTGACATACTTAGCACCCTCGATGCCCATAGCCTTGAGGTCCTTAAGCATCTTGTCTGAAACTAAGCTATTCTTGGATAAGGTTTCCAGATTCTCTTTCCACTCTCTATAATCTGAGAGCTGAGTATCCATATTCTCTAAGTACTGCTCTTTCTCAAACTGGAGCTGTTTGTCAAGGTAGTTAACCGCTGTCTCGAACTGCTCTTCTGACATCTCGTTGAACGCGTTAAGCTGGCTAAGAGTTTCTGATGAGAATCCAAGCTGTTTGATGTATTTAACAAGATCTTCCGAGTTATTACGCTTGGCAAGGTCCTCAAGACCCTGTTTCCAATCCTCATAACCTCTGATGTTATCGCCCATATCCTCTAAGAGCTCAGCACCGTTGTACCACTCTGTCTTGAACTCTCCTAACAAGCTAATGCCTGTATCGAATGATGAGCTTAATACATCTGTAAGCTTCTCGAGGCTATTAGTAAGAATCTGTATAGATTCTGCTGCGCTGCTAGCTCCTTCATCAAGGATATTTATAGCATTTCTAGCTTCAACTCCGAGAATGTTAACCGGCTTAGATAAGTCTGCAGCAAATAACTGGAACGACTTTCTCATATCTCCTGTCATAAGTGACCGGAATGTCTGTTGAGCACTTGTCTTGAAGTCTTTCCAATACTGCTTCCAGAATTTCTTATAACCCTCTCTTATCTCTTTGTTGGTATCCTTAATGGAATCATTAGCATTCTTCACTAAGTCAATATACTTCTTGAGCTTCTTAGCTGATTTATCGTATCCTTTAGCCTCTTTCTTATTATTCTTCTCCGCTTTCTTAGCCTTCTTCTCAAGTTCTTTATAACGCTTCTTCATAGTGTCTAAAGTCTTGACGTCATTCTTGCTAATATTCTTATCTTTATCGGCTAGCTTATTGGCTTTCTTGAAAGCATCCTTACGCTCTTTCTGAGCATCTTTAAGCTGTTCTGTTAAATCTTTATAATCGTCCGAGCTTTCCCACAAATATAACTTACCTGCTTTGTTCTTACCTTTAACCCCGAGGGCCTTAGCTCGAGCCTTGGTAAGCTCTTTGGTAAATGTTCTAAGCTCTTTCGTCCATTTCTTAATCTGCTTATCTGTCTTAGCTTTCTTAAGATGCTTAGTAATATCAGCCAACTCCTGACCAAGCTTCTTAGACATACCGCCAAATGAAAGACCCTTAAGTTCCTTCTTGGTTAAGTCTGTAAACTTAGCCAAAACATCACGAACTTTCTTTGGCTTTAAACCAGCATCTTTGAATGATTGAACAACTTCATTAGCCACTTTTCTAGCGGCCTTGTTCAACTTCTTACCTGATTGCCTAATACCTATAGTAAGTCCTTCACCGGCATAAAGGCCGATTCTAAGCATCTTCTTTGATGGAGAACTCTCATTAAGTCCGTCCTTACTCTTGGTTCCATTCTCGATTGTCTGTCCCAGTGTAACTGAAGCAGAATATAATTGAGCCCTTAATGATTCGCTCTTTATACCATTAACAAGACCCTGAACGGCCATCTTGCCTATGGTTTCCATTATGCTTGAAGCAACTGGGTTAGCCCAGTTACCCATGCTTAAGGTATCCGTAACTCCTGCTGCAGCATCTCTGGCCATTCTATAAGCGGAATCATTTAATGCTGTCCTTGCAGTTTCATCATCAAGTCCTGCAGCCATTCCTTCGGTAGCCGCTTTACCACGCTCATAGTACTTATCATAAATCTCTTCATTAGCTTTCTCTGCCTCGGATATTTCCTCATCCGTAGTTGTATTCATTATTCTTGCAAGCTGAGCTATGGCATCCTCTGCAGTTATTGTGCCATCTGCAACTTTCTGACCAAGCTCCTGAAGCATTGACCAACCACCAGAATTTATAAGTCTTTGAATCTCATCAGACCCTGCTCCAAAATGGTTCGTTAATTTCTTCATAAGGTCTGAAGTATCTTCTTCACTTCCGGTAAGACTCTTCTTAAGTTTCTTTCCGAACTTTTTACCGATTTTAGCACCAGCCTCTTCAGCTTCATCAGAAACGTCGAGGTCTTTAGCAAGTAGAGATGCAAACCCTGACATATCGAGGTCTGGATTTTCTTTCTGTATACCTTTAATATACTCTTCGAGTCCGCCCTCACCAAGTTTATTAAACATTTTATTGTCTGGGAACATCTTCTGGATTTGCTCAGCCATATTACTACTGCCAAGATCACCTATTTTGATGTTACCAAATACACTAGTTAATGTGCTGGAAAGATCGCCGGCAGTAAGTATTGAACCAAGTCCTTCACTATCTAGCCCTAATCCATCTAATAGGCTAGTTGTTTCGGGGCCTTTCTGATTCTCTATTTCTTCTTTCTGCTGCTCTTGTTCTTCCATCCACTTCTCAGCTGCTTTGGTTCCATTTTCACTAGCAACTTCAAATTCGGCTGTAGCTTCGGCTATTCCATCTGCTAAAGAAGTGTAGAAGCCTCCACCAAATGGTGACTCTTCTGCTTTCTTTCTGAAGAATCCCTCTAGTACAGTAAAGAATGTACTCATCAAAGAAGCTCCTAAATCACCAAAAGCAGCAATGATATTACCATTGCCCTTTAGAGCTTCCGCAAGAGCAAATACCATTCCGGTGATTGCAGTAAGAACTTTATCTACAATCTGAGGTCCATACTCTATAAGCATATCTAGTACGGCTATTATCATCTTAAATATACCGTCAACAACATCCGGTATTAGTATCTCTAAGTTCTGAAGAATATTCTTTATAATTAAAGTTATAGAAGTAACTAAAGTGGTTCCTATTACACCAATTCCTGCCGATAAGGTTGTTAGAAATGCTACTAATTCAGCCGCTAGGACGTCTCCAGCCCCACCTATGACGGTTAGCAACATCGCTATACCAATGGTCAGCATGCCTAGGCCCACCATTAATCCTGCAATGCTTCCGGCAGCAAGAGAGAATGCAACGGCACATGCTGTAAATGCTCCTGCTAAAAGAACGACCGTAACAACCGCACCTGTATAATGTAATACAAGTATTGTAGCTACTAATGCCCCTAATGTAGCACCTATTACTCCAAAGGACCTCCAAGCAGTACCTGTATCCATTTGAGCTATAATCGCCATCGCCACCGATAATGACAATATGGCAACCGATAATATTGCCAACGAACCTGCTATTCCATAAAGGTCTGCAGATGTTGTAAATTTATCCAATATAACTATTGCGGCAACTAAAGCTCCGATACCTATGGCCATTTGAAGAACAGAACGCCATGTATGTTCCAATCCGTCCATTACAGCCATAGCTGCGGCCATTAGAAGTATTCCACCAGTCAAGGATATAATTGTAGTTGAAACCGCTAATAGCTTATCTGATGATATTTGGTCGCATACCGACATGAGTGCTGATAAAGCACCAGTCAATACGATAAGAACAGTAAGACCCATTATAACGGCTGATTGATCGACGGAAGATATCATTTTCATAGCTCCAGCTATCATAATCATAGCTCCACCAACCGCAAGTATTGTCACTGACATCTGTAATAGATTTTTATTATCTTTTGCTAATTCAGCCATCTGTCCTATTGCTAGCAATACTAATATAATTGTTCCAAATCCGAGTAATGCCTGTTCCGGCTTCATCTTTCCTATTAGAGCTATTGCAATCGACATCGGTATCATGGCTAGAGCAACCATCATCATGCCCTTACCCATTTTATCGAAGTTATCATATACACCTTGTTGCCTACCCGCTAATACTGCCAGTCCTACTACTGATGCCATAAGCAACTCTATCATTCCGAATGATGCCCAGACTGTTTCCCATCCATTTACCTTCATAGAACGTGATATAATTGCCAAAGCAGCTGACATTGCTAAGAATAATGTGCCGATTGGCCTAAGGGCATTAGCAAATGTATCGAACATCTTTAAGGTATTGTTTATTTGCTCAGGTGTCATTTTAGTAGACATTACTGCTATGGCTCTAAAGATTGCAAATATAGTAGCTATGAATACTTCTATTACCAAGCCTGCGCTTAATATACTTCCAAAGTCTTTTCCGGCAACTATCGCCAATCCTACAGACATTATAGCAATTGATACTGCAATCTTTTGTATAGTTTTAGACCATATATCAAATAACTTAAGCAACCGAATCTGATCTTTCGGATCTGCATGTCCTCTTAATATCATAGAGAATTGCTCGAACATTCTAATGATATTATTCATTAAAAAGTACATGACAAACGCACCGGCGGCTATTGAGACTGGATTATTCTTAGACATAGCAGCTATTGCAATGCCAATCAATAGCATTCCTGTGCACATCTTTAAAATAAACTTAGACATCGCATCTATTCGCTTATCATCGCCAGACATCCACTTTGTAGCAGCGCCTATAGCAGCAACAAGAACACCTAACAAGCCGGCAATCATCGCCACTGCCTGCATTCCGGTATTAAGCTTATCTTTAGGTATTATTGCTAATAAAGCAATAGCAGCCGCCACAATCAATATAGATTTTGCAATAGTCTTCAAAGCATCTGCAAAATGTTCAAACTTAGTTCTAGTATCTGTCTTTATCTCAAAACCATTTATACTACCGTTAAACTCCTTAAGATTCTTAAAGAATTGCCCAATGCCTGTTAGCACCTTCTTAATAGGAGCTATCGTGCTAGATATTGTGGAGAATGTCTTCTTTAGCTCTGTGAAGAATCCTATAAGACTAGCACTAAGCCCCGCAAGAATTCCTGTCTTTATCGCATGCCACCAATCTGAGGCTGTCCAGCCCTTAAATGTAGTTTGAAAGAACTCCTTTATTCCATTAGTTCCACCACTAAGAGACTCTTTAAGATTTCCCATTTTCTCTGGTAAATTCATTAAAGTTATTCCGGTCTCTTTAGCTGAATCTCCCATTCCCTTTAAGGTCTGGAAGAAGTCTGAGCCTTTAAGTGCATCTGCCGCTGCAGCTATGGCACCGCCTATGAATGTGGCAACGGTCTTTATCCCTTTAGCAATCGTAACGAATCCTGTTATAGAACCGTTTACTATCTTCTGTCCAACGCCCTTTAAGAACTCAAAGAACTTCTGAAGTCCTGAACCCTCAAACTTGAAATTCTTAACAGACGTCCATAATTTAGATAATCCTTCTGAAATCTTAGCAAATAATCCAGAATCTTTTATTCCGGAAAATACTTTCTTAAATCCATTTCCAATCTTCTGCATGCCTATAGCTATTGCAGAAAATATAACTCCACCAGAACCCATCTTACTGATAAGCTCTGAGAATTTCGCTTTAATAGTCTCCATAGGAGCAGTTAAGAAGTCTACTCCCTTAAACGCTTCTTTAAACATCTGAACGTTACTTACCAATTTGGAGCCCCAATTAGTATTATTAAGGGCATCCTTAATGCTAAGCCCATTCTTCAAATCAGATATAATTGTGCCTATACTTCCTGCAAAGCCAACTATCTTCTCAAGAATCGCTAAGAAGCCATTAGCCACCATTCCGGTAAGTCCTATTTCTTCTTTTAAACTTGTAAAGGTTGCAAGAAGTCCAGTATCATGAACATTGGCAACTGCTTCCTTAAACTTAACGAAATCTCCCTGTCCGGAGTTGAGTTTATCAAAGAAATCTTTTGAATTGCTTCCTAAATTCTTAAACCAGTCTATCAAATCAAATGATGCTATCTTATCAAGAACTTCTGCCCCGTGATAAGCAGCGGTTACAACTTCATTTAAATTTTGTAAGAATCTTCCAAGAGCTCCGGCGCCCTCAACTATCTTGAGGAGTCCTTGCCCAATTAATTTCCACAACGGAGCTGTGAGCTTAAAGAAAGCCTTAACTCCAGTAATAGCCATATTGATAACCGAGAAAATTCCTCCGAAAACGTCAACTATCTCATCTGACCATTTGAAATGAACGTCCCCAGTTAAAGCCTCTTTTATTGTTATCTTAACATGTCTCAACTTCTTTCCAACTGTCTCTAAAAACTGAGCAGTCTCTTTAAGTCCCGGGAAGTCAAACACTTTACCAGCCATTTTTCCTATCTGAACTAGTGTGTTGATAACAAACTTAAAAGGTTTATAAAATATAGTTCTAAGATTTCTTATAACTTCTGGAAATACTTTAACCTCTCCAATTGTATCAATAATGAACTGGCTTATGTTCTTTATTGTTGACTCAACATGAGGAGTTATCCATTGGTCTGATATTGTTTTAAATATCTTCACAACGGGAGTTAAAGCGTTATAAATATCGATAGCATTATGTCTAAATGATGTCATCCAAGGCTGAGCAATTCTACCAAGAGCAGCCTGTAAATTAGCGAATGAACCCTCATAGGTCTTATTGGCCTCTTTAGCGTGCTCGCCATAAAGCGCTGTCATGGCATGAGAGAAAATTTCAAAAGATATAAGTCCTTTAGTTGTTGCCTCTCTTATACCAGCTTCAGTTGTAAAATCTAATAACCCAGCCGTTTTATTGTAGGCATCCATGGCAAAGGCCATCTCTTCTTCAGTTGCTAAGCCTTCTCTAAAGTACTGAGCCAATGAAGCAGCCGCATTAACACCTCTTGCTGAAATTTGATTCAGCTGCATGGTCATTAATTTACCTTGACCTGCTACATGCGTAAATACTTCGGCCATAGTAGTAAAGTCACTATTTGTCAAGGCTGCAACACCGGCAACACCAAGCAGAGCATCCTTCATATCATCGCCCAAAGCAACACCTGATGCCGCAAACTGAGAAGCTGCTTTAGCCGCCTCATCCAAACCATATGCTGTATCTGTAACCGCAAAATCAGCATCTTCCATCGCTTGCTTGACGTCCATGCCCAAGCCTTTAAGGGTAAACTCGGCTTGATCGATATTCGTAGCTCTTCTCCAACCCTTGGTAAAAACAGTAGTCAATGTACCACCTACGATATTCTCACCAAGGTCAATCATGGTATTAGTAATATTCTGCAAAGCGGTTGTAGCAACAACGCCCAATGTAGAAAATCTATAGTTAAGTCTGTCAACTGCTTTGCCAACAGACTCGAAGTCAATGTGAGTGGCAGCATCATTTACCATTTTGAATGCATTGTTAGCACCCTTAGCTGCCGATTCCAAATCCAATTGTTTCTTTAATTTGTCGAGGTATTTGACTGCCGATTTGACACCACGTTCGAAATCGTCATCATCAAACTTCATCTCAACAATGCGCTCATCTATTGTCGCACTCATGAGTCGGTAACCTCCTTCCATACAGCATTAGCCATGTTGTCGAAGGTAGGTCGTACAGCGGGGTTTATGTAATCTCTTCCCTGTACATATCCTCCTGTTCCAGTACCATGACCGTACTGGATAAGTAAAGCGATTGGCAGCCAACCATCTGCAAGGTTTGAGTTTGTCCAAGTAATTTTGCAATAGCCTTTACCTTTCTCAATCTCATAACCCCAAGAAGCTGCTGTCTTACCAGTGGCTTTAGGTGTGGCATCTGCCAAGGCTTTAACTCCTTCTCGAGCATATCTATCAAGTATTCGATCTAATAGATACTCTTTCTTTATGGCTTTATTTAAAAACTTAGTAGTCTTCTCGAAATCGCCCTTATGAGTAAACTTGACAAATCCCACACCTTTCACCTCCTTATGCTTTCTTGAGCTTTCCTTTCTTAAGGAGCTCTAACAATTTGTTATTCTCTGCGGAGCTACCTCTGTAGTTCCTGATCCCGTTAGCCGTAGCGATCTTAAGTCTATGGGCTACTGTTGTGTCTTTCTCTCCAACTGACTTAAGTGCATCTACAAGAGACTTGTACTTCTTATCGCAAGCTGGATAATACTTGCTACTTGCAGATACTACCGGTTTCGGATCTTCCTTCTTTTCAGGAGCTTCATATCTGAGATGGTATGTCCAGCCTGACGGATGCTCGTAGTATGACCTAACACAAATTTCCCTTCCTGTCTGGTCCCCGGTCTTTCCACCAGAAATGGTACCTTTCTCATTTATAGAAGCATGGACAACATGGTCTTCATCTGTCGACGTTACAACATGGTGTCCGACTGAAAGGTGTATATCGCCTCTCTTCCACGGCTTAGAGCAAGGCTTAAATCCCTCATCTTTAAGCTGTGAATATAACGTACTTGTTGTAGAGCCTTTCTTGATGTCAAATCCACCCTCTATCAGACCCTGTGATACGAAGCTTGAGCAATCGTAATCCGGTCCAAGTCTGTGGGCCTGATCGTATCCATGAGAACTATCAGCAGCGGTCTTTTCCATCCATTTAACTGCTTTCTCTATTGATTTAGCCATTGTTAACACCTCCTAGTGTTTCGCTTTTGCTTTTCTTAATGCTCGACGTCTTTGATTCTCTGCACTCCTCCATGCTGCATATTCTTTAGCGCTCATCTTCTTCGGATTCGGGTTACTCTTCATAGAAGTAAGCTCTATAAGAGCCATTAACCTATTTAAGAACCATTTCTCACATGTGTAGGGAATTCCGAGCATTGACATCCAAGCATAGATAAGCTCAGATGTAATTACTTCTTTCTTCTCACCCTCATCAGTTTTTAAATAAGTTATTGTGGTGGCGGTCTTAGAAGATCCTATATAATCAGATATCTCCTTAAGGTTCTCCTGAGTTAAATTATCGTAAACTTCATCCGGAACCCTAGACTTGCCGATTGTCATGCATTTAATATATGTAAAGAATTCTTCTGGTGTTTTGTCATACTTCTCGCTACCATCTCCCAAATATGCTTTTTCATAAATTTCTTCCCATTTTGAAATGCTGATAAGCGAATGCTCAAGGTACAAAGTTGTCTCCTTAGTACCCTCAACAAAAACTTGATTCTTTTCATCCCATTTATCACCAGAAGCCGGAATGGTAATAGTAAGCATGTATTACCCCTCCTTTTCTTCTCTAGCCTCTATCATTGCTGCAATATTAGGATTGGTCTCTTTGATCTTTTCCTTTGCGGCATCTATATCAATTGTTCCACTCTTAGAGTCTATTGATCTTCTAACAAACTCTTGGAACTTTTCTCCGGCATTGTCTCCGCTAAAGAGCTCTACGAACAGTTCATTAAATGCGTCTGACTGCTCAAATTCATCTCTAAGCTCCTGAGACTTAATGAATCTACGTCTGTCTTCGGAACGCTTTCCATAAGCCTTAAGAATCACCGTCTTAAAGAAATTGACTATAGCCTCAGTATCTCTTGTAAGAAAGACCTTGTTCAAATAGTCTTCCATCGACATGGCTCCACCAGAAAACTGAAGTTCAGTAAGCTCTTTGTCATTTAAATTGAAGTAGAAGTCTTCTACTATTGTTTCGGGTTCCTCGTCATATGTTTTGTATGTTATTGTTTTCTTATACATATGATCTAATCCTCCTTAAAATGAAATAGGGACCGCCTCAATGACGGTCCCAATGGTGTATAGAAAGTTTTTATGCTGCAAAGTGAGCAATTACCTCATCCGGAAGCGGAAGTCTAGGATCTACTCCATCATCTCCGCCCTCTGTAGTCGGATCTTTACCATAAAGAATCTCCTCGAAGCTCTTAAGCTTAGCTGCGTCAACCTTAGTAGAGTCGATCTCAATAAGTGCAGTAGGCTTGTGATCCTTTACGTTAACCGGTACTGTATCGAATGTCCATGAAAGCTCAATAGCCTCCGGTGAATCATTGATAGTCGCATACGCTCTCTCAGACGGCGTAACGGTTGCGTTGTAAATAAGATGAAGTTTATAACCGTAATCCTCACCATCTGTATCATTACCAACAACGGTTCTGTAGCAAAGTCCAAATGCCTGACGTGCCTGCTGACCGATAGTAACACCATCTGCTACTGTAGCTGATCCATCACAAGGGTCAAACTCTTCCGGAGCCTGATAAGCTGTAATTGTACCGCCAAACTCCTCAGCCGAACGCAAGTTAAGATACTTAAGATCGTCAGCCCATATAGCAGTTGCCTCAGCACCAGACGGTGACTGTGTTACGCCCGAAAGACCATTCCAAGCTACGCCCTTCGGATACTCTCCTGATACCTGCGGATAAAGAACTCCGTATTTAGTACCTGTCTCATAAAATCTTTCGCCGATTGAATCCCATACTAAATGCATGATTATTTCCTCCTTAATAATAATAATAGGTAAAAACAAAATTATGGACATTGTCCACAGGGAGCTCTCTGTCCATCTCGCAGTACTGAATATTCCGCAAAATATCAACCAAAGGACTCTCTGGGTCTCTGTCCATAACAGTTACGGTATATTGAGTCATATCTCTATAGATATGATCGTTGGCATAAACCGTATTAAACTTGTCTCGTGAATAGACAATACACGGATATGTCAGCTCTTTTGAGTCAGGAGGCTGGTAATATACATGTGGCGTATACCCAGCCAAAGTCATAGCACTTTCTAATTGACGATGAACGTCTATTCTAGGTCTTGCCATTGTACTTTTCTCCTGTTGTAATGATGATTCGTGGATAACTAATGTCGAACGACGAAACTTTCCACTTAACACCTAAGTATTCAATGTAACGAAGATTGCCTAAGTTACTGTGCGCAAAGTGGTCAGCCACTATAGAAATTCTATTTTGAATTTTTATGTTGTCGTTTATGGAAATACCAGTTTCCCATCTACGAATGTTTTGAAGAATGTCTCCCATATAGGTTCGTTCGACAACTTTCTCCTCAGATATTCCGGGTCTGGTTTCTTCGGTTATGACAAAACCGACTTTGCCGCAATACTTCATAGATTAGCCCTCTGTCTCTTCAAGTACGATAGCTGAGAACGGCTTCGTAAGAGCTCCAGAGCAACGTGTCTCCATGAGGTATTTCTGCCGGTTGTAATCAATGTCGAAGTCATCGAACATCTGAACTGAGCCACCCTTGTCAGCACCTACATTGTAGTCACGAAGATCTACAAGTACGCCATAAATCTTCTCCGGAACGATTGAAGCCGGAATCTGTACGATGGATGCAACGTTAAGAGCAAGTCTAAGCTCTTCCATTGTCTTGTACATTCTATGTCCGTCCTTGTCCTCGAATAGAAGCATATCAGTTACGGTTGCACGCGGTACAAAGAGTGTAAGGTTACCAGAACCCTCATAATCATCCTGAGACTTAACCGATGCCTTGATGAACGCATGAGAGAACTCCTCTCCAGTTTCCGGAGTTACCTGATAGTGGATTGTGTAAAGTGAAGCATCCTTAGCAATCGGAATAATCTTAGCCTCATCAATCTTATCACCATCAACAGCGCTTCTTCCATCACCAAAGAGAATAGCTCTAGCGATTTCCTCATCAAGCATCATTCTCATCTCGCCCTTAATCCAAGCAACTACATCGAAGTCTGTGATGTCGATGATGTCATCGCGATCAAGCTTCTGTTTCTTGTAGATGGTCGTCGGGTCAACCGTTCTCTTAAGCAATCCGAATACTTCCTCTTTCTTGATAGCGCCCTTCTTAGCATAACCTTTAGCCCTTGCGTCATCCTCTCTGAGGTCTGCAAACATCATCTTGATACGGCTGAACGGTGTATGATGAACTCCGCTCATTACTTTGTTAACCCAGTCATCCGGAAGTCTTTTGATGAATCCCGGTTTCTCTGTAAGGTTCTTGTAGTCCGGGAACAACCACTCAATGTTTGTAATTCCATAATCAACTCCGGCCGTTCCAGAATGTGCAAGGAAATCCTCCACACTTCTCTTAAGTGAACCGAATCCACCACTCATTGAAGCATTTTCGATAATCTGCTTCATGTCATCATGGCTGAGTACATTCTGCTCTTTAGCACCTGATTCAAATACGTTGTGCTCTATCATTTCGTTATTTCCTCCTTCATAATCTTCAACTATATCGTCAATAAGTGACTCAACAGCGTTTAACTGAGCATCTGACATTGTTCCTAAAACATCCTCTACTGAGAGGTTATCCCCAAGGTCATCATGCTCTACAGAATCGTCAACACTATTAGCTTTTGAAAGTAAGAAGTAAAGTGCCTTCCTCTGCTCATCGTTCATGGATTTAACCACGTCTTCTATGGGATTTCCGTCAGCGTGCATTAACTCTTCATTGTCCATGTTTTCCTCCTGTTCATCTGAATGCTGCATATAATCCGGACCCTGAACACCTATTGTTACCGGCAAGCCACTATATATAACAGCGTTATCGTGTTCAACAGTATCATCTGAATGGACTAAATCGAACTGATCTATAAACGCTCCGGGATTAGCACCACCAAGAACCATACTTACTTCTTGTATGACACCATGAAGCACATCTTTTCCGCTCTTGGTAAGATGATTAGCCCATATCGACAACCCCTGTAAATCGCCATGCATCATCGCTTCTCTAGCATTACGTCCGGCTTCTGTATCATTCAGAAGTCCATATACATAAACACCATCATCACGATTCTCTAATATTCCATGGCCTAAAACCTGTGAAACATCGTCATGATTGTGCTGATAAACTAGGGGAACTCTTTTACCGTCACACTCTTTAAAAGCACCATGACGAATGGTCAACCCATCAGCACACTCGATGTCGTTTCGAGTAGCATAGCCACCAAAATCATATTTGATTGCCATTTTGAATTTTCTCCTTTCTAAAAATTTTTAAACCGCCGGTTCTTGATAACCAGCCTCCTGCGGACCCGTGTCAGTCGTAGTTGCAAATGTCAGTCCATTGGCAGCACTAATGTTACGATTACGCAACTGATCTGCCTGTGGATCTGCGGACGGCCGCATGCAGAAAACCTGTCTTATCTCGTTTGGAGACATAATCTCATTTCGAGTAAGTTTGTCTGCTAGTTCCGCCATCTGTGAAGTTGTTACCAGTTTGAATGGGTCGAGGAAGTACTCTATAGATTGCGATTGAGACCGCGCGGTTTTAGTAAGAAATTTGCGTTTCATCTCTTCTGTTATAGTTGTGAGAATCGTCGCAACTATCCGATTGTTGTAATCGTTCTTTTGATCTTCGGTAGCTGAACCATCAAAAATAGCAGGCATAAGTCCTAACTGGCTATAAAGCATATTAGTTAAGTACTCAACCTGCTTGAATAAGTTGTTGTCTACCGATCTATTAAGTTGTGTAATTCTTTCAGTGCCGTCAGTGTAGGCGATTCCGTAATCGGAATTTTTAAGCTGGTTTTCTATGTCCTGCTTACGCTGTTCAACCTGCTTTCGCCTACCTGTTGTCTTAACGATATACGGCAACTGAATTATCAAATCTAATTTACCGGAACCTTGCGACTCATCTACCGCATCCAACAGAGCTAACTTTCGTATCAGACGCTGTAATGTCGAATTTGGACTGTTCATTATTGTGTAAAATGGATTTTGAATAATCGCTACATTTTGTTTAGCCATTACAATTTCTGTACGCTTTCCTGTCCATTCATTATAGACATTTAGTCGCACATGTTTCGGATACCATTCGACTATTCTACCTACTCGAATATTTCGAATGTCAAAAGTTCCTTGGTCCGGGTCGCCCTTTGTCTTTATGGGAACTGCAGCGGCCACTCCTTCATCAAACATTGTCATTACCAAATCTTGAATAAACTCTCTACCTGTCTGGTCTTCATTGGCACTAACTGTCAAACACTCGTTTAAGTCAGAGTCAATCCTTTCGATAAACTGTCCATTTTCATCTAAGCGGCAATGTTGAATTCCAACAGCTGCCACATCAGTTGCTAATCGGTTATAAACTGTTCCAACGATGGACTTTCCAGTACCCGGTTTAAGTACTACTCGATTTGGATTATTGTAAGTTGAAGGACCTAAATATTGCCTATACTTTGTGGGGTCTTTATTAAAGAATGCATTCCATGCACCTCTAATCCTTTCCCCGATTGGTATTACATTGTCTGCCATTTTATCTATCTCCTATAATAAGTTTTCTTATCTTTAATCTTTTTGTCATATATCTTCGAGTCATAGATCTTTGTGTCAGGAATTATCTCATCCTTTATTACATTGTCCTTGATCTGTGTATCATAAGTCTTCGTATCCGGAATTACTTTATCCTTGATAGTGCTCGGTTGAGTACTTTTCGGAGAAGATGATTTAAGACTGTTAATCAAACTTTTAGCTTGAGACGCTAAATTGCTAAAAGTAGAAGAAACCTTTTTCTTGGTATCGTCGACTTTTGCCTTATTATAGTTAACTTGCAAATAGCGGTCATCTTTTATAGTGGTTTTATTAGAATTATTACTTTTATTAGGATAACCAGCATAAGTATTTTTGCCAGTTTTTGTCCATCTTTGAGTTTCAACATGATCAGTTACTTTAGCTTTGTCTTTCTTTATTGACAAACCAAAACGATTGGCATTCGGATTAACACCAACTTTTTTGTTGCTGGTATACCTAGTTACCGTACCCGTTTGCATAGACCCATCACTGAAATGTTGAGTTTTAAGAGAACCATTACCTGTATTCAACGTTCCATACTCATAGGTTCCATCTGGATTGACTTTGGTATATCTATGCTTATCCCATGTCATGCCTTTAACACCATAATGAGCTATGTAATTGCCAGTTTCATCAAACTGAGCAAGGTGATCTCTACCGCCGATGTAGTCCCAATAATCATTGTTCATTCAAACGCCTCCTTATTAAGCTTATAAGAAACCCAAGCATCCATAAGAGCCGATACATTATCAATCTTGGCGTCTGCTCGTTTCTTAAGGAGTTTACGGTTACCATTAGTATCCTCAATCGTTATACTGTTACCCATTGTAAACTGCATAATGTTTTCATCGAACAGTAGCTGTCTCTGTTCTGCAAGTTTCTTCAACTCACCTAGAGGAACCGATTCTGTTTTAGCACCCTGTATAACTTTGACAATACCCCAAGGACCATTCTCAGTTTCCCATCTATTAACGAACTCTTTAGCACCATAAGGGTCATAGCCAATACACCTTATATCATACTCGTTCTTAATATAATGTTCCTCAAGATCCTCGTATACCTGCTCCATGTTTAATACTGTCCCATCAAGAACTATTAGACTCCCTTCGTCCATAAATTCTTGGTATTTCTTGCGCATTGCTGGAGCTAATTTCTGTAAAGTAGTTGATGAAATATAACTACGCGCTTTTACACCATAAAACTCATTACCTAGCGGAAACAGGAATGTAAATGCACAGAAATCATCACCTTGAGATAGGTCTAAACCCATCGCACATGGTAATCCCCAGAAATCTTTCTTTCGATGTGGAATAGTTTCGTCATATGTGAAGAAATATGTGAACCCTTCCATTGGTATGCCGAATCGCTTGGCAATAATATCATTTCTAGCTGCCGGAACTTTTTCAGCCCTCTCTACATCAAGCTGATATGTTTCATAACTAACTGTAATTCCAATATTCGGTTGAGCTTTTATCCATTTCTCTGGATCATTAATTTCTTTAATATCATCGAGCCTATAATACCAAATGGAAGTATGTGGATCGTTGTACTTGCCTCTAAGAATGTCCATCAATTCCATTTTGATGTCGTCGCCAACACCATTACGAACGGTTCCTTCTGAGCTAGCTGCAACTATCATATACTCCATTCCGCCTTTAGCTGCACCCTGCTCTATGGCACCGATTGGATCTTCCCTTAAATCTCCGGATAGCCATTCATCGACTGTCGCATACTTGCACCTTAATCCCTGAAGCTTGTCAATAGACATAGGGCGTATTTCCAACAGTGAACCAGTTATGAAATTCTCAATTCCCTTTTTAGTTGCCGCCAACATTTGACGATTTGCTTTTGAACCTGTGGTATTTTGAAGGGAGCCATATGTTAAAAGTTTGAATACTGGACCTCTAGCTCTAACAATCGAAGTGCGTATCGGAGAGAGAACTTCTTCGGCTTGTCGCATAGTTGGAGCCGTAGTTATCTGATGTGTTGTATCTCCGTCTATGTTTAAGCCATAGCTCTGGATACAGGACAGATACATTGATTTAGCAGCACCTCTGGCTACAATTAGATACTGCTTACGGATGAGGCGCTTTTTAATACGTTTGGTAACGTATCTTCCACCTCGTCCATTTTTGTTTGGGACATAGACACTTCGTTCCACATAGTAAAACCATGAAAACAGCTGCTCGCCCCAAAGTTTAAATGTATCAAGTAACTCTAAATCTGCTCCATCAGTTAGAGTAAGCTCTTCTTCACAATAAGCTATCCAACCATTAATTGCTTGATCATCATAATAAATTCCGGGATTTTCAATCAGTCTATCTATGCGATTCATCTCTAATGAGATTTCCTCATTGACTGGAATTTCCCCGGCAATCACTTTGTCCCGGAATTCACCATAGTAGATCGGGACTGCCGTATTCGAAAGTGCCATTAACTACCTTTCTTGTCTATGTTGCTCCACGCAGAATCTACTATCTTCTGAGCTATCTTTTCGCCCATCTTCTTAGACGCACTATCAATAACACTGGTCGTCATGTTACCAAACTGCTTCAAGAGAAAATTGGCAACCTTTTCACCTTTAGTCTGGCTATATGTATTCTTGATGTAGTTCTGCTCAGCTTGTAGCCTTTTGTTCGCTGCATTTAGCTGTTCGTCAGACAGTGACCTAGTATATCTGGCAAGCTCTTTTTTATTTGGCTTATGCCCAATATCTTTAGCCGGGTCCAAAGGATAAGGAGGGCCATTACGGACACCCCATTTCTGTCCTTCGATACCGTGGTGTGAGATATAATCAACCATTTAATTCTACCTCCTTATCATATTCATAATTCATCTTTTCATAGTAGTATCGGGTTTCAAATTCTTTAATCTGCTCTTTTATAGCTGATACGGTTCCTGATGTGAGTGAATTAACATCAAATATAAGCCACACTCTCAACGGAACGTACCCTTTCACCCATTCCACATCTATTTCCTCTGAGCCAAGAAAATCGTCCCAAGTTTCTGTATTACCGGTTATCTTAAATCCCTCAATTCCAAGACCTTCCTGATGAACCACATTCAACATTGAATTTGTATACAATATAAGTTTCGCATCAAAGTCTGTAATCTCGTGGGGTATCCCGATAATATCTTTTACCGAATCGAGTATGCTATCTGTCATTTTCTCACCTCCAAGGAATAGTGTCATTTGGTCTACGGATTATAGGTTCTACATCTAGTAAAGTCCTATCTCCGTAATGTATTGCCTCATGCGTTTTATGTGATACACAAATCACATTTTGAGGATCCAGCAAAAGAGAAGAATGATTGAGTATGTCCTCCTCTTTTATCGGATTTAGGTGATGAATGATTATTTTCCCCGGTATTCCAAAGTCATCTACACCTAGGTCAAATCCTTTATCACGCAATATAATGGATCTACGAAAGTCTCGCCATTCTTTAGACCTGTAAAAATGTTGATTCAGCCATCTGTTGTGGCCGAACGTTTGCTCACCAACTTTACCACCAAGGCTTAGGTACTCAAATCTGTCAAGGAAGTCGTCATAAGATACAAGCTCATCATAAGTTTTAATCATCTATGATTTCCTCACTTTCTCCACGATACTTACGGATGGACGACATTGCATCACGATACAACTCTTCGATTTTCTTCTGAGATTTCAATGCTTCAGTTTTTGCTGACTTCAACTCAACCTCTTTTTCCAGAAGTAGTTTCTCGTAATGCTCTTTTGTACTAGCCATCTTAAGATAGTGGACTATTACCTGTGATTTTGCGGTACCATCTCTTAGCTGTTTCTCAGCCAAGTCTACGGCAAGACCTATCATTTCATTTTCTCGGTCTTCAGCGGTCAATGTTGGTCGGCGTTTCTTCTTTGTTTTGTTTTCTTCTGCCAACGTTATTCACCTCTTTAGAATTATTTACATGTATTTTAGATATACTTTCGTACCCGTATTAGGGAGTATCCAAAGTAAAAGAAAGTCCACTTGCGTCAACGGTTTGCCGGGTTTACAACAACTACCAAATATACATAAAAGGATTGAAAGGGGATACTCCCTAATACAGAAACGAAAATATAATTTTTCCTCCGGAGAATTTTTTGGG